GACCGATATGCTAGAACGTGACATTGAAAAATATTTTAAATGGATAGTTGAAGTGAACGGAGGAAAGACGTATAAATTCACTTCACCTGCACATCGAGGTGTAGCAGATAGAATTGCTTGCATGTCAGATGGAACAACGTGGTTTGTAGAACTTAAAACAAAAGGGGGTAGATTATCAGAATTACAAAAACTATTTGCACAAGAAATGATAAGGCTTAACCAAAACTATGCGTGTCTTTGGACAATAGAACAGATTGATAAGTGGGCATTAGAATGTTTGGGATTACATATTTAATTAGATTGATTATATGTTTAGTAATTTTAACGGTCATGCTTCCGCTGGCCATCATTAACTTATGGGTATCAAAATGGAAATAGATCAAGATATAGACTGGTTGTATGCACAAACTGTAAAAGGAGGGCTTAAACGTCCGACTGAGAAGCAGGAAGATGAATTTGATTATCTGGTAAGCCGATACAGACGTTTGTTAGGCTTAACTGTATCTTCAGCCAGAACACGAGCTTTCAAGGAAGTTATGATGTGATCTGGCCGGAATTAACTTTTCCTCCGATAAACTTATGGAGTTATCCAATGCCCGACAAAAAGATGGTTGGGGGTAAGCACTACTTATTACCGATCCAACCTGTTACTTACATCCATGCTAACAATCTACCGTTTATGGAAGGTAACATAATAAAGTACATTACGCGTCATCGAAGCAAGAATGGCGCAGAAGATATAAAGAAAATCATACACTACTGTGAACTAATCTTGGAGCTTGAATACAATGAATCAACGAGATAAACAACGAAAAAGATGCCTTGAGTATTACCATAAGAATAAAAAAGCCATACACGAACGTGTTATGTTGAAACGCAAAATGGATCGGTTAAAAGCTAATGTTGTAATCCCTCCAGTACCTCAAAAAAGCATCACCAAGAAAGAAATAATGGCTTTAATCGGTATTAAAGCATTGATGCTTGATAAGATCGTGAAAGACCCTCGCTATTGTATGCCTAAGCATGTCGCGACTCATATTGACGGATCAATTCTATTCAACCGAGCCGAGATCATGGATTGGCTCCCTTATATCAGAGAAGTCTGCGCGTTCATGTATAAACGTCCTCCGATCAAATTAACTGGAATGGCAGCGCAGATCGTCCAATTCATGCACCGCAGTAAAGACATGGAGTTGTATTGTGATGAATTAAGACGTAAACAGTTAGATGGAAGGATTAATAATGGCTAGGGATGTTGACTACGCCCTCATATTGCAAGTGCTTTATAGCAGAGGCTACACCTTAGCTAGTATATCAAAAGTTACAGGCACAGCGGTAAGCTCGTTATCTAATGTAAAACAAGAAACTAAACCTGTACCAACTGGCTGGCATGATGGTTGGGAAGGCATGGCATTGCAAGACTATTACCGTAAAGCATTAGGTGAAGCACCCCCCTATGTTGGGGATTACATTGAACTTGGAGAATATTGTGAAGAAAATGATACGGCCTTTATCTGATGAAAATGCACGTTGCTTAGGAAGCAACTGCGACAAGAAAGAAAACTGTTCCAGATACCTTAGTATTGAAATAGATACTAAAGATTACATGTGGCATGGCGACTTTAAGAAAGAATTGAATCAACTTGAATGTGACCTTTTTATAGATTTTAGGGGGAATTATTATGAGCATTGAACAACAACCTGAAGCGTGGATAATAGTTAATAGAGATACTGGCTATAGGATACAAGTGAGTCTTTTTCCAGATTTGTATAATAAAGATATGTTTGAAGTAATACCGCTCTACACAGCACCACCAAAACCTGACCAAAAGCCTTTGAGTAATGCAGATCAAATGGAATTACATAATAGATTAAGACAACAAGGAAATCTAACTCAAGATGGATGCTGGGATGCTATTGAAGTATTTAATGAGTTCTTATGTGAAAAAGCACACGGCATTGGAGAAGGATGAAAAATGGCTAATAAGACATCTAATAAACAACGCAAGAAAAATGTTTTTAAAGCTAACGAGCGCAGTTATGAAACCAAAAATTAAACGAGTAGGACGATTTTGGGTATGTGGAGGGCCTTACGAAATTGCAGGATATGGACGCACTCCATGTGAAGCTTATTTAAATTGGAGAAACCAATGGTTTTAAGACCTTATCAGGATGAAGCTGCTGATTTCTTGTACAGCCGTGATCGAGCGATGATTCTTGCGCCAGTTGGTGCTGGCAAAACTTGTATCACTCTAACAGCTATGCAAGCGATGATTCAGGACGGGCATGTTAAACGATTCTTAGTGCTTGCACCTAAACGTGTGTGTACTGACGTTTGGAGGCAGGAAGGGCTTAAATGGGCTTCTAACATATTCATTGAAATAGCGATTGGAACTGCTAAGAACAGAATAGCAGCGTTTAATTGCGCTGCTAATGTGATCGTCACCAATTACGATAATCTGTTATGGCTATGCCGTGAACGTCCAGACTTGCTTCAAGGTTTTGACGGTATTGTTTTTGACGAGCTGACACGTTTGAAAAACCCATCTGGATCACGTTTTAAAGCATTATTTAAAGTGATAGACCTGTTCAAGATACGCTGGGGCTTGACCGGATCATTTACTAGCAATGGTTTAGAAGATGTGTTTGGACAATGTAAAGTAGTAGACCAATCATTGCTAGGCAGAAGCAAAAACGCTTTCCTACAACAGTATTTTGTTCTGATGAATCGTGATTATGGTGAATGGGCTGCACGGCCTGACTCCTTACCTAAGATTATGAAAACTATCAAACCGGCTACCTATCTGTTAGATGCAGGAGATTACGCTGATCTGATGCCACCTTTGCACATGGTTGAGATTAAGTGCCAGATGGATATGGAACACTATAATACTATGAAGAAGGATTTAGTTGTAGCGTTTCCTAGCGCAACTGCGGTTGCAACTAATCTTGCAGTAGTGACAGGTAAGCTTCAGCAAATGAGTTCTGGGTTCGTTTATCACTCGACAACTACACCCAGTAAATCGCCAGGTAAGTTCAATACTTCCACACAATCAATATGGTTTTCTAGCCATAAATTCGATAGATTAGAAGAATTGCTTGCAGAAAATCAAAGAGATTGTACAATGATTTTTTACATGTACAAGGAAGAACTTGAAGAACTCAAACGGAGATACCCTCACGCTCAAACATTAGATGATCCTGATGCCGTTGAGCGTTGGAATACTGGGCAGATTGAGTTGTTGTTGGCGCACCCTAAGAGCGCAGGGCATGGTTTGAATCTTCAGCATCACGGCAATAAGATAGTGTTCTTATCCTTGCCGTGGTCATTGGAGTATTTTGAACAGGCAATCGGGCGTATTCATCGGAGTGGTCAGAAACGTGAAGTGTGGTGTTATATTTTAATGACTGAAAATACTATAGACGAGCGCATTTATTCTGTCTTACAAGAAAAATGTACTTTATCTGAAATTGCGATAGGAGAACTTTCAAAATGACGCAAAATGAATTAAAAGATTTATTACTCTATGATCCCATTACGGGGATATTTACTAATAAAATCCGTAGAAGTGGATCATGTGCAGGTAAAAAAGCAGGGTCACTTAATAATAATGGATATGCACTTATTAGGATTAATAAAAAGAACTATGCTGCCCATAGATTAGCGTGGCTTTATATGTATGGAGCTTGGCCTACATCTGAAATAGACCATATTAATATGGTTAGACATGATAATAGAATATGTAATTTAAGAGAAGTCACTCGTTCTCAAAATTCACAAAATACAGGGTTGAATTCAAATAATACGTCTGGGCATAAAGGGGTTCATTGGGATACGACAAATAGTAAATGGAAAGGCCAAATTAGGTTAAACGGAAAACGATTTAGTTTAGGGTATTTCATAAATTTAAATGACGCAATTTTAGCTAGAAAACAAGCTGAAGAACAATTACATTCGCATAGGAGATTAGAAGCATGAAATTAAGTTGGCGAAAACTAAATGAAGTATTACCAGATTTAGAAGAAGAAGAAGTGCTAACCCTTCTTGAGGAAGAAAAAATAGGCGCTAGACGTGCGATGGTTTTGATACGGCTACATCAACGTTTTTGCACCTTGAGGATGGCTAGAGAGCGCAATCAATTATTTGGGGAACAACAATGATCTTTTATAACTGTGAAGAACTAGAAGCTAAACTTTATAAAGCTAAAATGATTAATTTATATCTTACTATAGCATTAATCATATCATTAATGGTTAATGTAGCATCAGCAGAATCAATTAATTGCACAACTTTTGGTACTCAGACCACCTGTACTAATGGAATGGTGATTAATCGCATGGCATTAGGCACAAACATTACTACACCTGAATTGCCAATTTTACCACCAATGGAGCAAATAGCACCTGCTATGCTAGTCGCCCCATTTCCTCAAATTCAACCTATTGAGCCAATACCAGGCTTCAATAAGTAATTATTCAATTACTTCTTCAGCAGGCATCGCTTGAACTTGTGGGCCTGCTTGAAGTTGTATCTTTTGAATAACTGGAGCAACTTGGGTAAATTGACCAACTCCCAATGCGTTCATGATGATGTTTAGTTCTTCTAATGACAATGACAATGTAATTTCGTTCATGATATTATTAATTTTGCTTCTTTATTTCTACGAATAGTAAGACCTTTTAAGACCTTACCGCCTGCTTTATCCCAACGTTTGATTTCAACCGCTGCGGAAATCCAATCACCTACATCAACTTTTTTCTTCAGTGTTGACGAAGTATAACTACCAATGCCTAAATTATAAACGAAATCTGCTATTGCAGCCTGTTTTTCCATATTAACTGTTGCTAGTATGGGTGAAGCCTTAATCGCTTGATTAAGCACCTGCAATGCCGTTTTAATCAAATCTTCATCAGCTTGGTTTTGAGTCCAAGTCATTCCTTCTTTAATGCCTTTGGTTTGACCCCAGCCGATTGTTACCACACCAATACAATCTTTATAGGCTTTTAACTTACATCCTTCTGACTCTTTAATCAGTTTGATTAATAATTCTAATGCTGACATCAATTTAAGAACCGTAATTTGTACAAAGTAGACAAATAAGTTTCAACAGCCGTATCAATTAAATTTTGAATAGGTGTATCATTTTTATCACATATTTTATAACGATTGTCTTTTATCCATTTCACTTGCGTTTGCAATTCAGTGATGATGCTTTGCCTGCTACTTTTAAAACCTAGAATCTCGATGTTACTCATAAGACCATATTGGCCTTGATAAGCTTCAGCAATAGCATCAGCGTTCTCTACAATTTCATTATAGAAAGTGTTTAGTGCCATGTGTTGTGCAAACGATTTAGTTCTTAAATGCTCACGGTGAGCAAGATCACGAGCTAAAAATAATAATGATATTAAATGTTCCATTTTTATCCTTTGGAAGTTATGTAAACGATAAATGCAAATATAGCAGAAACGCTAAAAACCACCCCTCCAAAAAAACCTTTGTTGTTGTTAGCATCTTTTTGCAATGTATCTAAAACTAAAAAAATTCTATCAGACCGCCTGCGTGATTCTTCACGTTCTTGATGAATATCTTGAAGTAAACTTTCAATTTGCTGTTCTACTTTTGAAACTCTGCAATTTAAGTCAGGCACATTTTCCACCTTTAATCTTTTAAAACCAATCCTAATCCACCTGCAACTGCACTGGCAAGTATCAAAAGCTGATCTATAGGCTTACCTAGATAAATGAATACTGAACCTGCAATGGCTGTTGAAAGCCAAATAAGCCCACGTTTAGTTGATGCTTCTGACCAAAGTATTTTCATGTTTTTATGATATACATCATTGCTACGTTTTTAGGACGGGTTTCTGTACCACCAGTAATGCCAGTTACGCTGGATTGAATATCCGCAACGCCTGATCCGGTATTATGTGTTCCTGACCATGTTTGCATACTATCTGGGCCAGATGTGCCACCAAAAGTAGAATTAGCGCCTGTATCGCTATGTGTATGCCCTGCGTCAGTATGCGTATGTCCAGGATCAGTAATTGGGCCAACTAAATCTGCTTGAGTAGACCCTAAAACTCGGCCTACATCCACACCAGCATTATCATCCCAACCTCGGACGAAATATCCTCTTAAATCAGGAAGGTTGAAAGTTGTTGTGCCATCACCAGCCCCGTATAAAATACCGCAGACACCAAACAAATCAACATATGTTGTTCTTGATACGGCTGCACCATTACATTCTAAGTACCCTAATGGCACTACATTACCAGCATAGGCAGCTACATGACCAATAGGCCCTGCCGATCCAGTAATATTAATAGGCCAGTTAGCACCAAAATCGGTTGTTTCTTGTGAAGCAGTAAAATTAACACCATTCCACCCCATGAAGATGTCAGTGTTGGATTGTGAAGTTGACGTACCTGCAAACACATAAGGAGGCGCAAACGATGTCGGAGCGTTGATTCCGTAAATGTTATCAAAGGTTGAGATAGCAGGGCCGTTAGTTTCACCAGCTAATGGAGCGCCTTGCAATACCAATTTGTAAATACCATCTAACCAAATTTCACCCCCTGTTTCTCCTCTAGCGTTTAGAACTATAGGGTTAGGCCAAGGTGTTGTAGCAGCACCGTCTTGATAAGCGGTTAGAGGTGTAGAAGTACCAGCAGCGTAGAACCAAATAAGACCACCATTTAGGAAAGTCCCATCATCGCTAAACTGAGCGTTTTGTAAAATCGGTGATAAGTAAGCTTGAGTCATTTCAATTCCTAAAAATATGGTTATCTTCTACCTTGTTGCGCTGCGCCTGCTCCGACAGAACCAACATATGGCCCCATTCGAGATAAGCCTTGACCAACTGCTGATCTGATCGGGCCTGCTTCTTTTAACGATTGTTCAACCATTAATTTTTGAAGTTCAGGTGAATAAAAAGCTTTACCGCCAAAGAAAGTAGCAAGTCCAGCAGGAATACCTGTAATACCTGCGCCTATCAATTCGTTAAGCCCTAATCGACCAGCAGACCCAGAATCAGGATACTTATTACCAATAATATCTTGTGCTTGTCTAGCAGATACTTGCATTGGCATTTGACCTTCAGCGTAGCCTGCACGATTTCTACCTCGCAAAGCTTGTAGAAGTGAAGCTGGAGTAGCCATTTCATGACCTACGCTTGATGTCATTGCAGTTTCCATACGTTTAACATCACGATACGCATTATCAGCCGCGTTTAATGCTTCAGCATATCGAGGGTTTTGCATTTCCATCATTTGCTTTAATTGATTAGCTGCTTCTTTAGCTGCATTGCCAACACGTCTTTCATCAGCAATTGAACTTTTACCATAGCTTTCGCCAACAGTTCGTAATTCAGATAGCATTTCTTTTAATGATCTACCATCTACTCGTTGGCCATCTTTAAAACGGCTGATTACGCTGTTTTCTAAAATATCATCGATTTGATTTCTAAATTCAGGTCGTAAATTCTTTGATAAGTCTTTAATACCTTGAAGCCCAGATGAAAGTTCAGGTGTCATTGCACCGCTTGATTGAGCTACTAAATTATCGTAAGCATTACTAACTGCTTTTTTAACTTTAGAAAACCCTTCCGCAGTTGGTTCAATTTTACCTAAATCTACAACTTCACGTTGAATAGCTGCTTGACCAGGCAATGCAACTTCTTGACTCGGTGCAGTACGAATACCTTTATTTAAAGTATCAACAATACCTTGAAGTGTAGAAGTATTAAAACTTTCTAATGCACGTTTTTGAGCTTCAGCGATATGAGTTCCAATAAAAGGTAATGATGTAGCTTTTTCTTCAAGCGGTTTGAAACCACCACCTAATGCTTGACCAATAGTAGGTTCACCACCAGCTTCAACAAATTCCCTAACGCCAGGCGCAGCAACAGGCCCTCTAAACATAGCGCCTAAGCCTTTAGCAACACTTTCACCTACACCTTGACCAACAGCACCGTACATTCCAGCTTTCGCGCGATCTTCAGGTGATAATGCAGCAGCAGTCCCACCAGCACCAATTATCCTAGCCAAGAATGGTAATTTACCCATAGGAGTCATAGCAGCGGCTTCAGCTGCAATGTCAACGCCTAGACCTCCTAAAGTTGCAGGAAGCCCTGCTTCTTGCATATAAGCTTCACCAGCTCTTAATTTAGCAATATCTTCTTCAGATAAATCAGCAAATAAGCCTTTTAGTCCTGTTGCAGCTTTAGTTAATGCGATGTTTGCGCCTCGTCCCGTTCGCATCAATGCACTTTCTTGAGCTGGATATTTAGGTACGCCATAAGCTTCCCAAGGAGAAGGGGCTACTTGGGCAGGTTGTTTACCTGTAGCAATATTAAAAGCTTGTGAAAACGCATCATTAACTGGCGGCTTAGAATTAAACGCTGCGGTAAATTCTTCATCATTCATGTCTATTGACCTTTATTTCGATTAGCACGAACTTTCATTGCAGTTTCATGAGTAATTTTACCTTCTCTACCCAAATCTAACAATTCAGCATCTGAATATTTACCATATTTTCCAATATAACGTTGTTCTTTTTTGAACCATTCTTCGAATGCGGCCATTTTTTGATCTATAGTCATATCAGATTCAAGGTTACCAACTTGTTTTAATCGTTGCGCTAATTCTTTATCTGATTGCGAGCCTGGTGCAAAAGGTACAGTATTAGCCATATCATTTGCGACAACCGCTAAAGCTGATTGAATATCACCTGATGCTAAAGATTCACCTATAGTTTGACCAAATCTATTAGTCCAATATTCAATATCACTTCCTATAGAGCCTTTAACTAAATCTCGGATATGATTAATGTCAGGAAGTGTTTCAAATGAATTAAGCGATTTATTGATTGTCTGTTGTTCTTCAGCTTGTTGTTTAGCTGTAATTAATGCGCCTTCTTTTTCAGCAGCTTGTCCAATTTGTAATTTTCTAGCTTGTTCAGGGCTTACAATCGCGCTTTCTTGTTCTGAAGGAAGTGTATTTAATAAATCATTTCTTGCTTTGATAAGTGCCGCTCTTGCAGTTGGTTCTTGTACAGTTTGCATCAATGCATTAATTGAATTAAGCTGTGCAGTCATTTCATCAGGCATTTGCATTTGCGAAGCGCCTCCTAATGCAGGTTTTGCTTGATATGCTCCAACAACTCCTGGCACTTGTTCAACACCACCATATTGTTGCTCCGCATTCATTGGAACACCTACATTAACTCTAGCTTGTTGTTCTGCTGTTGTTTTTGATGCTTCATGCAAAGCTAGAAGCCTACGCGAAGGAAAACCTAATCCAGCAGAAGCATTTTCAACAGCTTCAGGAGATATAGTATTAGGATCATAAGGGGGGAAATTTTTATCTATTAATCCTTGTTGTTGAAAATTTGATAAAGCTTGTCCACTTTCAGAATGAAACATTTGAAGTGCTTGATCTTGAGGAACACCTTTAGCTAATCTTTCATAATACATATCAACAATTGGAACGGCTGTTTGCGCTCTTATTTTTGCACGTTCTCGATCCATTTTATCTTCAATTTCACCAGTCTGCGCTTGTTGATGGCGCATCCCTATCATAGCTTGTTGCAATTCTAACTGGTTTTTCATTGCCGTTTGTGCGTATTCAGGGCTGATAGCCCCGATCGCTTGATACGATGGATTAGCTTTTTGAGCATATAACGCTTTCAAGTCCATACGTTCTTGTTGCGCTCTACGGGCGTTTTGTAAAGCTATAGCGTTAGCTTGTGCTTCTTGTCCAGTTTTTAAGGCGTTAGGATATGCTTCCCATTGCATTTTTAAAATTTCAGTTAAGTCACTCATTTTAACCCCCTAAACCAGGTTGATAGCCCCAAGATACTTGCGATGAAGGCGAACCGCCTGGATATGAGCCTATCCCCCCTGATGAACCAATACCGCCTCCACCAAATAAGCTTCCTAATGAACCTACTGCACTAGCAGCTCCAGTCCATCCAGCAGATGCGCCCGCTGCATTTGCAGCGCCTAGTGATTGATAAGCTGGAGCCATTGCATTAGCCGCGCCTACACCGATATTACCTAAACCTAATACAGAGTTTTGACCTAACTTGGCAGGTTCTAAATACATCGTGCCAATTTGTGCTTTTTGATTTAAATCTTGGGTAAATGCTGTACCGTAAGCTTTTTGCGCTCTTTCCCAAGCCGATTGATAACCTTGAGCGGCTTGACCTTGAGCGTAATTGTTCATGGCTTGACCAGCAGCACCAGATAGTAAGCCACCTTTAGCGGCTGCACCTTGTTGAACGCCTTGCAGACCTTGTTGCAATTGAAATTGATAACCGGGTGTTGCTTGTAGTTCAGCTAAGTTACTGACCATCGGAGTGTATAATGGACTCTTTTTATAGTCCTCCATACCGTATTGCGATGTTAAATACGGTAGGTTAGCTTCAT